ACACGCGGCTACAATAATGAGGAAGACAGAAAGGACTGGGGATAATGAAGATAGATCTATCTGAGAAAAGCATAGATATTATCTACGAAACCTTAGAAGCTATGCAACCAAAGCCAGCAGATTTATTGGGGCAACCAGTCCTTTCAATAGGTGACATGGCTGAGTATCAAAAGTACAGAGACTTGATAGCAATAATTAAAGATCAAGATCACAGATGGCAACGAGTGAATTAAAGGAGAACCAAAATGCAAGATCTATTTGATGTGCAAGTAAACACAATGCACCACAAGAACGCAGTAGACACAGAGGTAGCAGCTGCTGAGTCTATTGCGCCTCGCGTCACTGGGCTTCGGCTTGCTGTACTACAAGAGCTTTACAAAGCCTACAGGTTTGGCTTTACTGGTGAGCAAGTATCAAACAACACAGGCGAATGGCTTTATTCTGTGAAGCCAAGGATCACTGAGCTGGTACGCATTGGAATGGTTGAAGACTCAGGCGAGCGTGTTAAAAACTCACGCAATAGAAACGAAGTCGTCTGGAAGATAACAGATAAAGGCAAGGAGTTTATCGATGCAAGGGATTAGAAGTGTCAAGTATGCAAATGGCAAGAGGTATGAATACATTCGACACGCAACCTCTGCAGCTATTGAAAGCTATGACAGACAACAACGTGAACGCATGAAAGAACAGTGCCGCAAAGCTAGTGAATCAATGCCAGCAGACGCATTTGCAGATGATGTTATTGATGATGACGTTGGCGTTTACTATTCAAAGCCAACTGATATTATTGGTCTTAGCACTCTTGGCCTACACTCAACAGAAAATTAACCTGTTGACAACCACTGCATCTGTGCAGATTATGTGACCATGCTTAGTTACATGGATACATTGAGAGAACAATCAGCATCTGCAAAGGTGGATCTAAAGAAAGCCTTTGTATATGCTGGTGTTCCCGACTCAACTTTTTATCGCGCAAAGATGGGTAGAAATTTGAGACACAGCACAGCTTGCAAAGTGGAAAAGGCTATTGAAAAACTTTCAGCACTTCAAGAAAGAAACGCCTGTTCCTGATACATACGAGATGATAATCTATCAGCTTGTACAAGAACGCACCAGCCAGAAGATGACTCAAGAAGAACTGGCTCATCGGATTGGCTGTGCTAAATCTTTAATTCACAAATGGGAACAGTACAAGAGAGTGCCAAGCGGGTTTCTCTTTTCGTGCTGGCTGGATGCACTTGGCTGTCAGATCAAGATCACGAAGAAAAATTCTAAACGATAGAGCTGGCAGACCACAAACATGCGAAGCATGTGCAGTTAGTACACCATACTTTGTTGCAGTGCTTGCATCTATAGAACCAGTGGCGCATTATATAATCTGTGTCGATTGCTATGAGAGGGAAACATGGCAAACAAAAATCGCAACAAAGGAAACTACCACGAGAAGTGGTTCGTTGACTGGCTCAAGAAGCTCGGCTTCCAAGCGAAACGCCAGCCCCTCTCGGGCAGCTTGGGAGGCGAGTATCGCGGCGACATCATCTGGGAGTTCGGGGGAGAACGACTGGTAGTTGAAGTCAAGTATCGTGACAAGTCAAACTTCCCCAATCCCTTCTCAATAATGGAGGGCCGTGACGCAGCCCTATACAAGCGGAGACACGGCACTCCAAAAACCCTAGTCATATTTGATGGTGATTTCTTTGAAGAAAGGATAGCACCACTCATCAAAAAATAAGGAGAACCACATGGCATTTGTTGCAATGGCAAAAGCTATACAAGCAGACATCCCAGATCCACTAGCCAAGTGGCTGCTTGTCGTGCTTGCAGATCATGCAGATGAAGATAGACTACAGTGCTGGCCTAGCATAGACAGGCTAGTGCAGCGCACCAGTATGAGCAAAGCAACTGTAGCTAGAAAACTAAATGATCTTGAACAATCAGGCATCATTCATAGAGACAAAGGCAACTCACAAAAGTCTACACTCTATACCCTGCTGTCTCTTAGAGAGACTGTCTCACACAGAGACGAGGTAGTCTCACACAGAGACCCTAACCTATCAAAGAAACTATCAACTAAGAAAAGAGGGGGAGTGCCAGAAGATTGGAAACCATCTGATGAATTGATTGAGTCTATAAATGAATCACTGAAGGAGAACCTTGACCATGAGTATGAAACCCCTAGCTTCCGCGATTACCATCAGTCCAAAGGCAATGTCTTTGCCAGCATCGACAAAGCCTACCGGAACTGGTGTAGAAATTCAGTTAAGTATAGCCGAGCAAGAGCAAGCTATAGCACTACTGGTATCGGCAGCCGATCCTCTGGCGGTAGACAAAAGGCTGATTACTTCGCTGGAATTATTGACGGGCTTTAGAGTCGAGCCTATTCAGCGCACACGCTACCTCAAGGATGACACTGTAGACATACAACTGCAGGGGTATAAGATCTGCTGTGAAGACAAGGACAAGTGCATCCAAGCTATCAAGAAGATCAAGCAGTCACTCACCCCACTGCCGGCAGAAGAGATCGCGCAACGCCTCACCGTGTTGGCTGCGCTGGTGGTGAAGCCAACAGGTGAGTCGTCTTCCGATCATAAGATCAGGATAAAAGCAATCACATCTCAGCTTGTGTCATTCCCTGCCGACATAGTTATCAGGGCTATTGACAATGTTGCCAAGACCACAACCTTCTGGCCCGCCTATGCAGAGTTTCATAAGCACATCGAATACAAACTCAAGACTAGGTACAAACTACTAGAAGCATTTGAAAAACAACTATTAACCCTTGACCATACTGCGTAGTTGCAGTATAAAGAAACAAAGGAGAACCAAATGGAACGCAAGGGATTTATCGGCGGCTCAGATATGCGCCGCATTATGGATGGTCAATGGGTAGATCTATGGGAAGAGAAGCTTGGGCTTGTCGAGCCAGAAGATCTATCTGACAATCTAGCTGTGCAGCTAGGCACACACACTGAAGACTTCAACATCAAATGGTTTGAGAAGAACTTCAACGCAACCACAGGCAATCATCAGCAAGAGTATCGTATGCAATACGAAAGCGTACCACTCAAGGCTACTGTTGATGGTGTAACCAACGATGGCACAGCCGTTGTCGAGTGCAAGCATACCTATGAGCGCAACACAATGGAAGGTTGCCTCAAGATGTACATGCCTCAGATACAATTCTATCTATGGGTATCAGTGCATGATGGCTGCTATCTATCTGTAATCTTTGGCAATCGCAGATGGGAATGTGTTTATGTCCAAAAGGACTGGGACTACATCAAGAAGATGCAAGTCATGGTCAAAGAGTTTTGGCAATGCGTACAGAATAACGTACGCCCTTTTGGTGACAACCTTGCGGAGCCAGTAAGCATTGACAAGATCAAGGTCGATGGTCTCGTACGCAGGGACGCATCATCTGACAACGAGTTTATCTCACGCTGCCATGACTACATACAGCATGAAAGCAATGCAAAGTTATTTGAACTTGCCAAGTCTGATCTCAAGGCAATGGTAGGTGATGATGAGAGGGAAGTATACTGTGACCTTCTCTCTATCAAGCGCGACAAGCGCGGCTCACTTCGCGTCACAGTTAAGGAGAACCAGAATGTCTGATAATCTAAAGCTATGGAATACAGTATCTAAATCAGATCCAAAGTATCTCAAGAAGGTATCATTCGGATCACGTTCATTCACTGCTATCGATCCTCAGTATCAGGTACGCTGCGCCACAGAACAGTTCGGCCCAGTCGGTCAAGGCTGGGGATGGAAGAACAACACACGCTTCATCGATGTATCTAATGGAGACACCGCAGTCGTTGCCGATGTCACCATCTGGATTGGTTCTGATGAGTATTGCTTCGGCCCCTTCACAGGTTGCCGCAAGTTCTTCGATGCAGCCAAGGGTCGCATGGCAGAAGATGCACCCAAGATGGCAATCACTGACGGTCTTACCAAGGCTCTGTCACACCTAGGATTCAACGCAGATGTATTCCTCGGAGAGATGGACGGTAATAAATATGCCGCAGACAGCTCTAAAAAAGGCGGTGAGGGGTGGTAAGCCCCTCATAGCTACTCACCTACCCAAATAATTTAACCCCACTCAGGAGGCTTCTATGAGCGATTACGATAATACTAACAAAGGCGCAGCCTTTAAACCCTTCCCAGAAATGGCTATGATTCTGCAAGGCAAGGTAGATAACAACGGCAACAATGAAGATCTGGTTCTTGTCAAGACCACATCAAAAGATGGCACGCCGCGTATTGACCTATACCAAAAGGTTGGTGCATTATTCGAGAACGATAAGGGCGACAACCAGAACAAGCCAGACTACACTGGCCCTTACCAAGACAACTTACGCATAGCCGCATGGCGTAGAACAAAGGACGGATCTGCCTACATGTCCTTTGAACTATCGGAGAAAACAAATGGTGC